GTTGTCGAAGTTGGCTCCATTTCCCCAGACCTGAACAAAAAATTCACCGGAGTTTTCGTCGATAAATTCCCGCAATTGTAACAGTGCATCATCTAACGGGATTTCATCGGTCATAATGGCAGATTGCGCTTCGCGTGATTGCTTAAGCCACCATTTAATGGTGTCCCGATCAATGACTCCGCCAGCAGTTTCCAGATCGATAGTCTTACTAAATTCCGGTCCCATATCTCCGGTTTGCGGATCGAAAAATATTGCACCTATTGAGATGATCGGGGCATCAGGATTTTTTCCCATGGTTTCAAGGTCGATCATTAGATGGTCACACGTCCTGCTGGTGGATGTGATTTCGTGATGACCGTTCACCTTAATTGAGTGATCTGCCGTCTCGCCAGTTTCATTATCGCTATCGTGATGCTGATTGCCGCCAGTGTTCTCCTTGTGTGGATGTTCAGCGCCTTCCATTTTCTCCGGATCATCTTCCTGAACTTCAACCTGATACTCTTCATCGAATGTTTCCTGGTATGTTGCGTCGCCCATTACCGCGCCACAATCAGGGCAGTTGCCGCCGCCGGTCTGACCGCAGGCGGTGCAGACTTTTTCCACTTCCTGTTGCGCCACTGATTCAGGCTGTTTCGTTTCTGGCTCGTTTTGTAACGCATTTGGGCTGTTTTGTTCCGCTTTTTGGTAGTTTCGTTCCGATTCATGCTGGTTCTGGTTCACAGAATCGCGGGTCTGGATCCCCTTAACCCATTTCGGATCATTCGGGTCACTAATCCCTTCAACAAATTCACCACGTGATGCAGCAAGCAACTTATCGGCGTCAGGCTGGATGATATTGGCTGCCTGCATAATTTTGTTTACTTCGTCAGCGGTAACTTTTATCGGCTCTGGTTGTTCTGAATCTTCAGCGGTATCTACATTTTGCGGTAAGCCCGTGTATGTGCCATTTTTTCGGGCAAAATATTCTTCTTTTGTGATTTCAGTGGCGCCAGCAGCCAGTGCCTTATCCAGACCAGAAAGTTTGTTTGCGCGACCGTATTTTTCTCCGTCCTTATCTGCGAAGAGGAAATAGAACGGCCCCTCACGCTCTACAGATGGTTCAGCTTCCGGCGCGGTTTTATTTTTTGGGATATCAGATACCTCAGTTTCCACTGCATCAGTTTGTGTTTCTGATGACTGGAGAACATCAACAGTGCCCAGGTCTGTTTCTTCATTCTCAAACACGCCCTTTGTCGTCAGGTATTCGCAGATATATTTGTTCAGTGCTACGGGATCTTTGTGAATGTCGATCGGACGTTCACGGACAAGGCCAAAAATAGTTTGGCGGTCGTAGCGAAGGGCATCAGGCTGTTTGCGCATTGATGCCGAGATACGCTTCCAGTCTTCGCGGTCGTTATCGATAACTTCATTTTTTGCCCAGCGATGGATGCTGCCGTCAATGTTTCCGGCATCCACATCACCAGGCCAGAGAGCGTAGGCCAGTTCGTCATCCAGTGTTTTCCATGTCTGCTTGTATTCGCGATGAATGGCAGCAATGACCGGGCTGATTTTTCCTGTTGAATTTTCAGTGTACTGTTGATTGGCTCTGGCGCGGGCGAGATCAACAACAGACGTGTATTTTCCGGTTTCCTTGCGTTCACCTTCGCGACGTTTTTTCCAGATGCGCATCTCTGCCTGAATTTCGGGCCATTTAGCACCAGGAATACATTTATGCTTAACCCACCCAATGGCGTGCAACTTAAGCTCCGGATACATGGCGTTAACTTCTGGCATTTTCATCAACGCTTCAACGATATGTCCGTCGAATGTTGCCATGTCTTCCTGCAACAATTCCTGTGCGCTAATAACCATATCAACGGTGATGTTTTCACATGTGTCGAACTTAACCATGACAGCGTTCTGTACTTCAGGGGCCAGCTTGTCAAAAGTGACGTTCATCGGATCGGATTCAGTCTCAACCGGGACAAAAGAAGCAGACTCCTCATCCCAGCGGTTTTCCTGCATATATTCAGCATCCCATGAATCGAGGGCAGGGCGGGGTATGCCAGGTTTATCCTCGCAGACAATAAATTTATAAGCGCAGTCCTGAGCAGCCGGATAATGTTCCAGGAATTGCCAGTGAAATTTTGCTCGAGCACGGCGTTCGTCGCCAGCTTCAATGGCTGTGGCTACAGCCACAGCGCCTTCTTCCCTTGTTGCCAGTTCGTCAGGAATAGCGGCGCAAATAAAGACTTTATTCATTTTGTTTTAACCTCATGACAGATTTAAGGATGAACAAATCCCTGCCATTGCTGGCATATAAGAATGAAACCGGATATTTATTACGGAACTGTTTTAAAGACCTGCCGGGATTTCGATATTATACTGGTGAATAACTTTATCGACCGGGTAACAGTTACCGGGAATTTTCTGTTCGGTTGCTGCAGTCATACACTCCTGCATTGTCCTGTGAACACTGACTGCAATATCAACTGGCTCTCCGGAAACAAGAAAAACTGTCAGAACAAGCGCAAATGCTGAATTCATTGTGCACATCCTTTTGGCATCAGACGTAAACGAGCCAGCATTGAAACAATGCATATTTTATTTAATAGCTCCCGTTCTTGTTTTCTCTTGTTAATGGCATCTTCAGTAAATACAGGGTTACTGATAGTGACACCAATTTCAAAACAACCTTCAGACGTATTAACGTTTGGTAATAACGTTTTCATTATCGCGTCCTCAACAATGAATTTTGTGATGCAGTGCCTGGTGCCTCCAGGTGACGTTAACCAGTTAACAATTAACGCCGGATACAGAGAATCCACCCATAACACTGTTTTTGGTTTTAACTGTTCCGCGTGCGCTTAGCCGCATTCACCGCATCACAAAATTCACTTTAAAAACGGCGGCAGAGCAGTCACGGAGTAAAACTGATACCGCCAAACGTCACCAGAAAATTGATAACAGAGGGCGTTGCAGCGGGGTTGTCACTTAAGCGTATGGTCAACCTGACAACTCGGTGTCCTCAACGGGGAAGGAATACCCCCGCCATACTTACCGCCGCGCCATTTCGCGGGTTGCCACAACCGGAAGCGCACGGTCGAATTAAATTTAACGACACCGTACAGTGAGACGAACTTCGCCGTGCGCTTTCGTGTTGTGTGCCTGCTTTTAACCACGTCAGGCGAGGTGGTATCCTTAAAATCACCACAGTTTTAAGGATTCATTAAGCAATGTCGCAACCACCAATAAATCCGCTTAAGAACATGAAAATTGATTACTGGTATAAAGCGCTTACAGTTGTTGGCGCTGCGTTGTTTGTCTTTAATGGAACGTCTTTTTTTGACAGATATCCCGTTGTTCCATTGGGTTTTTTGTCCTCCGGCATCTTTTTTATTGGTTTGGGGGAGTGGATTAATCACCCTCTCAAAGTGAGATTTATTGGTCCTGGAGTTTGGACTCGTGGATATAATCGTTCTTCGTGCGCACTCGGTATCATCTTCGACATACTTGGTTGTTTCCTGATTGTTACAGGAGTCGTCAAGTTCTTCTGATGTAAAACCGCAAATGGGGCACGTAACGGGAATTTTGAAAAGCGTTTCTCCGGGTTCCAGAACAAAATTTTCTGCGGTCTGATTTTGCTTCTCATATTTGTGCTCCGCGTCATTGTGAGAGCGCATTCTTATTCTGAGTGCCTGTTTAAACTCACTGAAGCTGAGAGCTTCTTCGCCTTCGGCAAGGCCTTCGAAGTATTCTTCGTAAGCCTTTTCCATGATTGTGTCGAAATCCATATCACTCACCTGAGTTTCTTTCCAGCCAGCGACGGGCACCATTTTCGGTTTTAAACGTTTTGCTTTTGGTATACGTCATTGCGGTGAACGTGCCGTCCTGGTTTGGAAACACGCCGTACACCAGAGATTCGTTGTTGCCAAGATCGATAGTATCCATGCTGACCTCATTTCCCCTTAACGCCGGGGTAGCGGAACTGTTTGCTGAGAACACCGTGCGGTGTGTTGATGGAGGTAATTTAGTTTTCTCATTATTTTTCGTCAAGGCTTTTTGATGAGAAAACTCAAGTATTGGCGCAAGATAAAGCCAATACATTGAAATGTAAGGCTTTAAAATTTTGTGAAGGGATGATTATTGATGCTTGTTGCGTTTGCGAGCCTCTAATAGCTCGGTGAACAGGCGATTAAAATTCTCAACGCGGGCGCGGAGTTCGCTGAGTTGTGCTTGTTGCTCTGATTTAGGAAGTGCGCGATACAAACGCAGCATCTCTAACTCATCTTCCGATAAGTCTAAGGCACTATCGAGTGAAACAGGGGGAGCTGGTGTTTTGTCCTCGTCGCCAAACAGTATCCAGGTTGGTGAACATTGCAATACCTCGGCGAGGCGATGCAAATTTTGCCCGCGCGGGGCTGTATGGTCACTTTCCCATAATGAAATTGATGAGCCAGATACGCCAGCAGCTTTGCTTAAACCGTTTTGACTTAAACCTACCTGCTTACGTCTTTCTCTAATGCGTTGACCTAAAGTTTTCTCGTTCATATTTAGATATCTTAATAACCCTTGACTTGAGATTCCTTGAGTGATTAGCATTGAGAAAACTCAATACTGGAGGTGCGATGTTTAAATCAGACGTAATTAATTTTTACGGTACGAAAGCCAAAGTAGCGAAAGCTGCTGGCGTTGACCCATCTGCTGTTTCTCAATGGCAAGAGCTGGTTCCTGAAGGTCGCGCGATGCGTCTACAGGAGGCATCTGGCGGCGAGCTTCTGTATGATCCCAAGGTTTATGACGAATATCGTAAGACGAAGCGGGCGGGGCGGTTGAACAATGAAAATCACTCCTGAACAGGCTCGTGAGGCTCTGGATGCCTGGATATGTCGACCAGGAATGACACAGGAGCAGGCGACGATATTAATCACTGAAGCATTCTGGGCTTTGAAAGAGCGCCCGAACATCGATGTTCAGCGTGTCACAGATGAAGGTGGCGCGGTTGATCAGCGAGCGCTTGGCGTTAATCGAGTGAAGATATTCGAACGCTGGAAGGCTATCGACACCAGGGATAAGCGTGAAAAGTTCACGGCGCTAGTGCCTGCAATTATGGAGGCTATCCGGATTAATGATTTCAGGTTGTATCGTGAAATTAGTGACGGAAAAAGCATCACGTACATGATCGCCGGGTTAAACAAAGAATATGGCGATGTGGTGGAGTCCGGACTGCTTTTTGCTGATCCTGCCGTAGTGGATCGTGAAACTGACGAACTTATAGAAAAAGCAATTGCTTTCAAACTTGCGTATCGACAGCAATACCAACAAAAAGCTGGATGGAATTATGAGCCTTCTTTTTGCTGAACGCCCACTGGTTATAAACACACAGCTTGCGATGAAGATTGGCTTAAATGAAGCCATTGTGTTGCAGCAGTTGCATTACTGGTTGAGAGATACCAATTCCGGCATGGAATGTGATGGTGTTCGCTGGATTTACAACACAACGGAACAATGGCTGGAACAGTTCCCATTCTGGTCAGAGTCAACGTTAAAGCGCGCGTTTGCAAGTCTGAAAACGCTGGGGCTTTTGCGTTGTGAAAAGCTCAATAAATCAAAGCGCGATATGACCAATTTCTACACGATTAACTATGGAAGCGAGCTTTTAGATGATGGCAAATTGAGCGAATCCATCGGTTCAAAATGCGCCGCTCCATCAGGTCAAAATGACACGATGGAAGAGGTCAAAATGAAACGCTCCATTGGTTCAAAACGACCCAATGTCATCGGGTCAAAATGGCCCGATGATCCTACAGAGAATACAACAGAGATTACTACAGAGAATAAAAAGACTTCTCGTCCGGAAGCTTCACAACCGGACCCGCAGACGGTTGAACAGGATTTTTTAACCCGACACCCTGACGCGGTTGTGTTCAGTGCGAAAAAACGCCAGTGGGGCAGCCAGGAAGATTTGGCGTGTGCGCAGTGGATCTGGGGGCGAATCGTGAGTCTTTACGAGCAGGCCGCCAGCGATGATGGCGAGATTTCGCGACCGAAAGAACCCAACTGGACCGCATGGGCCAACGACGTGCGCACAATGCGGATGCTGGATGGCAGAACTCACAGACAAATTTGTGAAATGTTTGGTCGGGTGCAGCGGGATCCATTCTGGGTAAAAAATATCATGAGTCCGTCAAAGCTTCGCGAAAAATGGGATGAACTGGTTATCCGCCTGGGGCGTTCGTCTGTACAGCGTTGTGTGAATCATATTTCTGAGCCGGATACCGAAATTCCGCCGGGCTTCAGGGGGTAAGTGTTAATTTCTGGTCATGAGGTAATTTTCAGGAGGGCTTGTGGCAAAAGTTTTTACACAAGAAGAGCGGGAAAAAATTAAAGGGCAGGTTGTTGAACTCGTACGCCAGAGTGGGCGCGAGACGTTACGACAACTGGAAACTAAAACTGGGGCAACAAGATATCTGATGAGCGTTCTGGCCAGAGAGCTGGTTGCCAGTGGCGATGTATACAACTCTGGTTACGGGTTATTCCCGTCTGAACAGGCGCGTAAGGACTGGCAAAATGCCCGTAAAAAGCTCTCAAGGGCAAAGCCGAAGAAACCATCTGCGGTTGATCCGGACCTAATCTGGTCATTACCAGACGGAGAAATACGCCGCTACGACAGGCGCCTGAATATAATCTGTCGCGAGTGCCGGAAGAGCGAAGCTATGCAGCGTGTACTGGCTTTCTACCAGGGTAATTTTCAGGAGGCGGTACTGTGAGTGAAATTAGCTATCAGGCTTCAATTGCCGCTGGCATTCGCATCAAAGGAGAGGAGCATGGAAATAAAACCAGAGGATTAGTTAAGCAATATCGTTTTATTTCCGATAAAAGAGGATGACCCTCGTAATCAGGTTAATTTTCTTTATGAGCCATCGGAAAGACCATATTGCCATCACGCTTCTGTCCGGGTTGACGAAAAAGAGCGTCAGGTCCGCTGTAAAATCTGAGGTGCAGTTGTGGAGCCATTTGACTGGATGCTCTCTGTGGCGAAAAGAGAAACCAGACTGGCAGATGATGTAAGGCTCTTGCGCCAGGAGGAACGGGAAAGGCGAAAAAATATAGAAAAGCTAATTCAGATTGAGCGTAACGGGAAAGCGCGGATACGCAGGGTGACAAAATCCAGAACTGAATAATTAAATTTAGCACTGTTAAAAATTTAATCCTTAACCGGAGGGATTTCTGCACCCTCAGAACATCAGGAGGCCGCCCGAAAGGGCGGTAGTTAAATGCGAAAGTTTAAAATAATTATTGAAACGGGAATAGCCGGTGGAGATTTCGAGGATGAATTCGAAGTGGATAATGATGCGACGCCTGATGAAATACATGACGAAGCAAAAGATATTTTCTTTAACTACTGCAATTAATCATATCACGAAATAAAAGACGAAGAGGAAGAACAAAATGGCTGATTTTGGTTCAACTAAATACAACGTCGGTTTTGAAGAATGGCATGAACTGTTAATGGACTATGCAGAGTTACGTGGTGGCAGTGCTGCTGATGCTGAAGCATGGCGTGATGATTATGAAGCAGGAAAAACTCCGGTCGAAGCATATTGTGATGAGTGGGGCGATGAATGAGCGAGGTTAATTATCAGGAAGGGCATGAAACGGCGGGGGAAGCAAAAAAAATGGCATGGGGATATCGCTACGTGAAAAAAAGGCGTTACGGACTTTCAGGGGAAGTAGTGGTCTGGTGACTGGAAATATGTACCGAAAAAAGAGGATTGTAACGATAGGCAGAACTATGAAATTCAGGCCTTATTCACTGCCCCGCCAGTCCCGGTTACATCAGAAGAACTGGTTAAAGCTGTGCACTTTTATGAACAACTAAAACGCGAAAATCCACCAGCATCCGGAAACCTGATTACAGATTCCCAGATAAGGCAATGAGCTACCTGGCGCAGAACGGGCTGATAAGTATGGGGAATGTTTTACGATGAATATTTAGACTAAAGAGTTTGTAACGCTATGTAAGTGATTTTTTCTGGTTTAGATATTTATATGTCCGGCTAAATTGAGGTGTGTTTAAATGTTATTGCACATTGATTGTAGGGGGAATAATGAAAAACGCATTGCAGTTTTTGTTTGTTGCGTTCTGGTTGTTCGCATCATGTATGCCCATCATCTTCACAGCAAGGTATATGGAAAAAGTTGATGTTTTGATATTAATATTTGGATATATAAATGCCCTTTTTTTAGGGGTGTTCATGGCGGTCATGTGCATTGAATACTGGCGGTAAATACAGCGAACTCCATTGGTTTAGTTGGATATTTACTGTGCTGGACAAAACGGTTTGCGGGGAAATCTTAGTTAAGTAGAATGACTGCGGGTGCTTGAGGCTATCTGCCTCGGGCACGAACACCAACGGCAGGTAGAGAAAAGCCCCAGTTAACATTACGCGTCCTGCAAGACGCTTAACATTAATCTGAGGCCAATTTCATGCTAGACACATGTAGGTTAGCCTCTTACGTGCCGAAAGGCAAGGAGAAGCAGGCTATGAAGCAGCAAAAGGCGATGTTAATCGCCCTGATCGTCATCTGTTTAACCGTCATAGTGACGGCACTGGTAACGAGGAAAGACCTCTGCGAGGTACGAATCCGAATCGGCCAGACGGAGGTCGCTGTCTTCACAGCTTACGAACCTGAGGAGTAAGAGACCCGGCGAGGGAGAAATCCCTCGCCACCTCTGATGTGGCAGGCATCCTCAACGCACCCGCACTTAACCCGCTTCGGCGGGTTTTTGTTTTTATTTTCAACGCGTTTGAAGTTCTGGACGGTGCCGGAATAGAATCAAAAATACTTAAGTAGCGCGCAGGGATAAGAGGGATGGTCCCTTAAAGGGGAGAGCTAATTATCCGGAAGGATTCTGATGATGAACATCGAAGAACTGCGTAAAATTTTTTGTGAAGATGGCCTCTATGCTGTGTGCGTTGAAAATGGAAACATTGTTAGCCATTACCGCATTCTGTGTTTGCGAAAGAATGGGGCTGCGTTAATTAATTTTGTGGATGCTCGGGTCACGGACGGATTTATCTTGCGCGAAGGTGAGTTTGTCACTTCATTACAGGCACTGAAAGAGATCGGAATAAAAGCAGGCTTTTCAGCTTTTGCAGAAGAATAAACTCATCTACAATCTTGCGCGGGGCTGAACTCCCGCTGAGTAACACCGTGCCACCGGAGAAAACCGATGGCACGCAACGTAAAATATTACAATTCTGATAATTCGCCCGTTCTTGCCTGCACGCACGAGCGGTATTCTCACGCATTCAAGTCTGAATGGTTCCAGCACCCTCCATGCACTGAAGAGCAGGCTGAATGGATAATTCAGTGTTACCGCAGGCGCGGATACGAGGTTAAGAAAGCCCTTAGTCTCGACTACCGTCACTGGATAATCTCAGTCAGATTGCCTTACTCCGAACGCCCACCGCGTCCGTCCCGTACATTCCAGCAACGCATCTGGAGGTAACGTGCGGGTATTACTTCGACCTGTTCTGGTACCGGAACTCGGGCTGGTGGTCGTTAAGCCGGGCCGTGAATCCATGCCGGTATTCCACAATACCCGGGTACTGGTGGAGCCGGAACCGAAAAGCATGCGTAATCTGCCGTCCGGGATCGTTCCTGCCGTTCGCCAGCCGCTGGTGGAAGACAAAACATTGCTGCCGTTTTTCAGTAATGCACGGGTAATTCGTGCTGCTGGTGGTGCTGGTGCATTGTCTGACTGGCTGTTGCGCCATATTAAATCCTGCCAGTGGCCACACGGCGATTATCATCACAGCGAAACCGTTATTCACCGTTATGGTACCGGCGCAATGGTGTTGTGCTGGCACTGCGACAACCAGCTGCGTGACCAGACATCCGAATCACTCGAGCAACTTGCTCATCAAAACCTGTCAGCATGGATGATTGACGTCATCGGTCACGCAATAAGCGGTACGCAGGAGCGTGAATTATCTCTGGCTGAATTATCCTGGTGGGCGGTCCGCAATCAGGTGGCGGACGCGCTACCGGAAGCGGTATTACGTCGTTCGCTGGGGTTGCGTGCGGAAAAAATCCGCTCCATGTACCGTGAAAGCGACATCGTACCGGGAGAGCAGACCGCCACCAGCATACTGAAACAGCGCACAAAAAATCTTGCGCCGCTGCCTCACGCCCACCAGCAACAGAACCCACCACAGGAAAAGACGGTGGTCAGCATTGCCGTTGATCCTGAGTCTCCGGAATCTTTCATGAAACGACCTAAACGTCGCCGCTGGGTTAACGAGAAATACACTCGCTGGGTGAAGACACAGCCGTGTGCGTGTTGTGGTAAGCCAGCCGACGATCCCCATCACCTGATTGGTCATGGTCAGGGCGGAATGGGGACAAAATCTCACGATATTTTCACGCTACCGCTGTGTCGGGAGCATCACAACGAGCTTCATGCGGATCCGCTGGCGTTCGAAGAAAAGCATGGTTCTCAGGTTGATTTAATTTTTCGTTTTCTTGATCACGCCTTTGCAACTGGCGTGCTTGGGTAAAAGAGGTGACTGATGCTCATAGATTTGGTTTTACCTTACCCGCCGACGGTGAA